CAAGCATTGTGCGAAACGTAGCTGTGCCTGTGCGAGTAGCCGTCACCGATGGCAAGTAGTTAAAGCCACCCTCTCCCTCGCGTAGCTCCATCTCAATCGATGGCTGAATCATTAGATCGTATACGTTCATGGCAGCGTCGGCACTGGCTAAAGCGATGGGCGTTCCGATCGTCGTTTCGACTTTGGCAGCGAGTACACGCAGGCGTTTGAGTAGTGGCATTAAATGATCCCAGCTTTTTTAAGATTTAGAAAACGAATTCGTTCATTTATTTGCTTGAGAAGCTCTGCTTCGCTTATTTCGACAGATGATTTATTTTTTTTACCTACAACAAAAACGCCCCAAGCAGACGGACCATATTTTTTCTCAATAGGCAGCCGACCTGCGCCTGTGCGGACAAATACGTGACCTTTCCATTTTGCAACAGTGAATGCCCCTGGAATAAACTTGCGACCACCTGATTTACTGATGCGGTAACTCACGCCTTTTTTTATTTGCTTTGCTCCGAAATGCCTTAGCCCTAGTCGGGCAGTTTTTTTCACGATGACCTCAGCCGTCAAGTCTATGTCGGTTGCACCGCGATCTACTTTTATCGTCCAGTTGATGTCCGACGCGTTTCGTACGAGCTCTGTTCGAATTTCTTGGTTGCAGATTGCCTTAGCTTTTGTGGCTGTTTTGTTTACCGCTATCCGCAATTCTTTTCTGAGATCGGTAGCGACTCCAAGAATCGCTTCTTTTAATTTCTCTATTGCCTCATGGTCGATGGTGACTACGACTGTCATGCTCGCACCTCGAACGGATTGTTTTCGCTGACTCGATAGGTGATTAGTAGTGGGATGCTCACTCCGTCAAATTCTCCGTCGCTCGAATCAATTGGCTCCATCGACCCGAAGGCTGAATCAACAGCGTTATCGTCAAACGTATGCCACTGATCAGCATTCGTAATTGCCCTGACCGCAGCCGCAGCCAGTACGTTTTCGTGCGTTGCGTGTGCATGAGTCAGATTCATTGAATCGCGGCTAATGCACAAAACATTAAAGTTCAGCCGGTACGCAATCGCAGGCGGATTTCCTGGACAATCAAGCTCTGGAAAACGCTCTGACGTGCCTTGCAAAATTCCGATTCCATCATGGTCGTAAGTCCAGTTTTCTCCGCGGCGAGTTGGCCTGATTACTTCTCTAGCGTCAAACGTATACCCGTTCAGCTTTGTGATCGCGCTCAGCCGCGTATGCAACTCGATGGCAATCAGTTCAGGTACAGGTATTGGTATTGGCATTTAACGAACCAGGAAGCGAACCATTCCATTTGCATCATCAATACGCCGTGAGATCACTCGACGTACCGCAGGGCCGCCTACCTTCAGCGGAAGGCTAACCTCATCGCGTCCGTCGTTTATCTCCGTGCTACTGATTCCCAGGATGCAGTCATTAAGCACCCTGACAATCATCGCTAGAGCCGTCTGTCCGTCGCTTCCGATTGGCACTTCCACGTCACGCTCTACGATTGCATCGATACATCGAGCGGCTAAGCTCCCGCTAGAAAAGTAAGCGATGGGCTCTCCATGTTCACGGACTAGCAGAGGGGCGCTAGTCCGTGAGAATCGTACTGCGTGCCGAGTACCCATTAGGTCGTGACGTTGCTCAGCAAGTGTCCAGCTTGAGGGTACAAGATCGTTTCACCCACTTGGTGGCGAACTCGAACCACGTTTCCGCGAATACTTTCTTCACGGTACGTTTCCACAGTTCCACCAACTTGCGATCCATCTTGCGACCAGTGGAACGTCCGGCCAATGCAAGGATCTCGCATATCCGCAGACCCGGACACTCGGCAGACCATCGCGTATTCGTCCGACCAGATCTGAGTAGGCGTTGCGGCCTGCCCTTCATTAGCCGAGTTTCGGCTGGCGCCTGCAACAATGATGTGCTCCAGGTCGAATACTGCCTTGAGCATCTCGACCGTTACGTCGGTCGCCTTGCTCGCGCTTCCGGAACCACCTGATTCAATCCGTCCAATGATCTGCGCACTGTTTCGCAAATTACGAAACACCTTGCGATTGATGATCAATGCATTCGCCCACATCCCACTACCTGCGTAGATGTCTGCGACAGCAGCCTCTACGTCAGTAATCGGAACAGCGTTGGCTGCGTCATCCCATTCGTGAGTGATGACGGTAGTCAATGCTGCGCCGGTCCATGTCGTCGGGTTAAACACCGCGTCAGCAGCACGTTTTTCAGCGTTGCGTAACACAGCACTGAAAGCACGCATGGTGCTGATGGCCTCGATGTCGAAGTACTCGGCATAGTCGGCAGCCTCGTGGTCGTCGACCGGCTCCTCCCATCCGTGCTCTTCGGTGATGTAGGTCGCTGGTTCAAAGTTCCAACTTCCTCGGTTGTAACCGCTACCCGGTGCTCGGCGGGTCTCACCCTGAAAGAGCAGTTGCTCAATCGAGATTTTTCCGAAGTGCCCGGCGGTCGATTGTACGTCGACGACTGGCAAAACTTCGGTGGCAATAAAGCCAGCGTCGTCCATTGCCAAGTCGTACTCAAAGGACGATTCAAGGTCGGGTCGACGTGTGGCTAGTGATGTAGATGGGCTACCCATTGCATGCTCTGCTTTCCCTGTAGCATGCTGTTTGGAAAATTAAATCTCGACTGGCTTCGTTGCAACTCCACCAGTCGAGCGCTACAGGTTTGTTTAGCCGGCTGCCACACCACCGTAATGGAGAGGCATCCATTCAATGATGTCGTTGTCAGCAGTCGCAGCTCCGAGGGCGATGCCGACCGGGTTTGCCGTCGTTTCGGCAGTGTCTTGCAACTTCCCAGCGGCTTCTGTGTAAAGTACAGCGGCGACCGCAAGCGCCTCTTTTGCGATGCCCTTAAACGTTCCGGATGCCGTCAATAGCTTGACTGCAATTTCGTCGCCATCGGCAAACGCTTCTCGCCAGGCGACGCCGATTGGACGCTCAGCTAGACCCGTTACTGCGACCTTGCCAGTGTTCGCAAGTGTCACGAGCGCAAACTGCGGAATGGCAGCGGACGCGGTAAACGTCTTAGTGTTAGTGTCGACGTATTGACTCATGTTTTTACTCGCTTAATTTTGAGGATTGGGATTGGAAACATCGCAGCGGTACTATCGCTTGGCTTTGCACTCTGCGAGCATTTGCTCTCGCAGTCCGGGGTTTTGTTTGTTCGCCATGATTGCGGCGCGTTGACGGCTGCCAGCCTTTGCGACACAAGCGACGATGGCAGCGTCCCACTTAGCGGTCGCTCCAGCGAAGCTAGAGCCTTTCGCCTTACTGCGAGCAACTGGGCGAAGCGTGCCGCGTGCGGTAGCTTTGGCTACAAGCTCTTCCTCGTCGTCTTCCATCATTAAAGGAACTGTTTCTGTTTCCGTTTCCGTGGCAGGAACTGACTCAGCTTCTTCAGTCAACAATTTCAGTTGCATCAGCTCCGCCTCCAGAGACTGAACAACCGAAGTCAGTGCTTCGTTTTCGATCATCAGTTCTTCAGCCGCTGATGTAGCCACCGATTCCAGTGGCAACTCTTGTTCGAGACAGCGCACAACGAAGTCCGCTTTCATTTTCGGGAAGGCCGCTTTGATCTGCTTGACCGAGGCGGCTACTGGCTTATTTACTTCGGCCATGCTTGTTTCCTTTTCTGGGACACTATCGCCGCTTGAGCCAGCGCCGAACAGCGCTGCAAAGACTCTGTGCGGCATCTTCTTTTGGTAGCTCGCGGTCGGTGTGATCCGCGTTGCTACGGCTTTCGTCGACACTGAATTAACGAACCCGAACGACATAGCTTCTGTCGCGTTGTAGTATGTTTCGGCCTTCATGTGCGATCTGACCTCAAGCTCCGATAGCCCGGTCTTTTTCGCATAGGCTGCGACCATCGATTGATCTAGCTTGTCAAGTAACTCCGCGTCACGTCGAAGCTCGCTAGCCGTACCGTCACCGCCGCCATACGGCTCGTGAATCATCAGGTAACCGTTCTCGGCGATCTCAACTTCGTCAAACGCCATCGCGATATAACTCGCAATGCTGAACGCTGTGGATTCGACAATCGCTTTCTTTGGCCCCGGATATTTAGCGAACGCTTCGTAGATCGCGAGACCGTCGAACACGCTACCGCCTGGACTGTCGATATGTACTATGAGCGGCTGGGTTTGGTCTGCACTGGCAATCATCGTCTTGACCTGCTGTGCTGTAATTCCGCTACCGTCTGCCGTGCGGCCAATCTCGCCGAATAGGTTGATTTCGTTAGACATTTGCTGCCTCCTGTGCGTCTTTTTCTTGGATTGTCAACGCCTTAGGATCTTGCATTGTCATCTGCACGCCGATTGGCATTGGCAGGTTAATCAACTCGCGCCACTGAACCGGTTGCCCGTCGTCGAATTGGCTGTTTATTTTATTCGCTACTGTCTTGGCTGCGACAATCGCAAAGCCCATGTCGGCCACAATCTCCTCAGCGACTTCTTCCCACTCAGCTCCGCGTTCTGCATGCAGTCGGCGAGGGCTCGTCAGCCCGTTCTGCAGTCGGAGTTGATCTCCCTGCGCGTCGCCAACTGGATCGATATAAGACCAGCGTGGTGCATTCCATTTGTGCGCAAATAACTTCAAGCCCTCGCGCTGAAAAGCACTTCGGATATTAGTGTCTTCCGCGATCCATTGGTTTAATTTCCACTCATAGACCGGCTTGTGAAGTCGATTAACGAGGTTGGTTTGATTAGACCTGAATCCCTTCCGAGCTTCGTCGACGGCACCTCGCCATCCACTGAAATTGGTTTCGCTGCCATCCATCAACACCAAGCACAGCGGCAGCCCAAGGTTGACGCCGATCATTTGCAGCATCAAGCGAACGTGAGCGAAGTATTCCGAGTTGGGCGTGTTTGGAGAAAAGCCTTGCAATTTCTCGCCTGGCTTGCCAACGATCTCCATACCCGGTGCTATGTCTTCGATATACCTCGTTCCGCTCG